TAGCCTTTAGCGAAGCAATATCAGTAGCACTATCGCCAGCCGTAGTCGCATCGCGTAGAGCCTGTTTATCAGCTACGATTTGCGTAGTGTCTGCGCTAGTTTCCTGTGCGCGTGTAAAATCTACGTCTAAAGCCTCTAATAATGGCTTGCGTGTTTCGCGGATTTTATCTTTAAAGATTTCTTTTGCTTTGGTTAAATCTTCGGATATCACGTTGCCAGATAATGACCACGCACCCCTAAAATCACGATTAGATGGCACAGTTACTTCACTTGCGTTTGCGCTGTTCCCATCTTTGTCTAGGATATATGTATCAACCACTTTAAAAACTCCTATGCGGCTAAATCATCAGTTATGCGCCAAGCATTGCGCCACTCTCTTGTTTGAGGCAGTTGCCCCTTTCGGCATATAACCATCTTTGGCTTGTTACCGCTATCCCAATTCTGCCAGACGCTTTTAGGTATGTCTTTCAAAATGAGAAATTCAATTACTTGCTCTTCGGTCATCGCGCCCATAGGCTCTGTATCGTGTAGCAAATAGCCGCGTGTATGCCTTTTAAAATCTGGCTTTGCTTCATCTTCTGCCAACGCCCAATAATTTTCTATTTTTGGGATGATGCCGCCATTCATGCAAGCCGCCATAAAATTAGGGTCAGGCACAAGGATCTTAGCGCACTCATCAATGCTGTCCTCATACACCACACGGTAGTCTGACTGATGCGGCTCAAGGTTTTCTTTCGCCCAGCACAGTCTATCCCAGAGATGTGTGCCTTGAAATTCAGGTGTGTTCATCAGGCTAAGTCTCCGTGAATTGTTACACTGTTCTCTAGTGTATCGTCATCAGCATTATTTGTCTTTTGTGAATGAAAAAGTAGCACCGCAGTTGTTTTGTTGCCATTTGTACTCACCCCAAAAGCAGGGATATTTAGATACCTAATATTGTATTCGCCAACGCCTACCGTTGCAGAATAATAAACACTATCAAAACTTGAAGCCCAATTAAATTGCGAACGCCCGTTACCAACGTCACCTAAACTGCTCATGTTTAGAGAATCATGCAAAACATATGTACCAGCTTGAGTGTGTACATTCCAAGCCTTCGCACTACCATTAACAACATAGCTGGTGGGTATATCAGCACCAGCGCCTGTCTCGATTGTATCTGCTATAATCTTGCCAGCCATTATGCTAGGTCTCCGTGATATACTGAACTAATACTTAAATTGTCATCCCAACTTGTATAGCCGCCTGTGTTTAATCTAACATCAGATGATGTTCTTCCGTTGAAGTTTTTTGTTCCAGTGTTATCGCCTTCAACACTATACGAGCCATAAGCCGTTCCTTGATTTGAAGAGTTTGAAGTCCACGCATAATCAGCACTAGCCATCGCATTTGTAGCTGATGTCGTGTAAGTTCCTGTTCCTCTATCGGTTACTGAGGACATATTAAAACTATCCCTAGTGGCAACAGTTCCTGTACCATTAAAATGAACCCACGCCTTAGCCACCCCCTGTTGCAGTTGCATTGTAGCAGAACCGCCCTCAGAGGTAATCGTCACAGAGCCAGCAGAAGTCTTGCCAGTGAGGTTGTCTGTAATCACCGTACTCATGCTAGGTCTCCGTGTGAAACAATTTCGTTGGACTGCCAATCAAGTGCAGTTGAACCCCCACCGCCATAAGTTGCTTTCATAGCAACACTGCTTGTTGTGCTTGTGGCGTGTCTATGACCAAGCGAGTCACTGCTAACGGCATCACTCCCATCATATGAACCGCCTCCAGTATTTGTATAATAGGCGTCTGAAAATGATGATGCGTGGTTTCTCAAGAAATCTCCTGTAGCAGTATCTGCAACACTGCTGACGTTAAGCGAGTTTCGTACTGTGTTTGCAGACTGGTCATACACAACCCAAGCCTTTGCCGCACTCTGCTTCGTGAGAGTAGCGGGGCTAGTGCCGTCTGCCGCTACGATTGTATCTGCTTTTAATGTACTCATGCTATCACCAAGTTACCATTGACAGTCAATGTAACCCCTGTTGCCACTGTCAGGCTAAAGAAAGCCCCAGCGTTATCACCCGATGCAATGGTGGTATCTGTGTCTAACTGTTGCTCATGCACCCTAAAGATATCGCCCTTGCCGTTCGTGGTATCGCCAGTGTTACCGTTTTCACCTTGAAAAAAGCCAGCACCGCCAGCCGCAGCTTGCGATGGCTCTGCTGTATCTGCGGTTTGGTCTACGTCAAATAAATCAATCCACGCATCATCATCGCTATTACGCATCTTCAAAATATCGTTAGCGGTATCATACCATAGCTGATAAGCATAAGTAGTTGATGGCGCGGTAGCCCCTGCATTAGCACTAACAATAGCCGCAAGCGCATTATTTAAATCAGTGCGCGTTGCTGGAAATGTTTGGTTATCTATAACGTAATCGTGTTGTGCCATCTATTATACCCCTGTCGCAACATAATCGAATAATCTATCTATTACTGTATTACCACTATCTTTAAATACAATAGTAAACCCTGTTGCGCTCTTACTAGTTATAGCATAAAAATCACCGCTTTGCATATCGCCTACCGATATCGCTACAGCTTGCAGTGTCTTAAACGCTACAGGGAATGTAATAACCTTGCCGCCAGCCGCAGTGCCAGACTGTATATCGTTGTCTGACTGCTGCGTGTTGGCCATATTTATATTTATGGTCAATTCCTCTATCTGCGGTGTTTCATCGCTCTGAGTGGTGCTTAAAACGGCTTTAAAGCGGAATGCTCGCGCTGTATAACTACCCACAATAAACTGCCTATATGCCGACCAAGTAGGCGTTCCAGCAGGGTCATCATCTGTAGTGCTAACAAAGATATCTACATCCGTAGCCCCTACGTTAGTAGTAGCCCCTGTTATTTGCGATAGCTGATTAACTTTTAGCGTGTAAGTAGCTTGCGCTGTAAAAACCGCGCCTAAATCTATGTAATCTTCAAAAGTATAAGTGCCAGTAGATACTACTGACGCATTACCGCCATCAAACAAGCCTACCGCATCATCGAAGTTACCAGCTACATCATCAAATAAATCTGCGGTATCTAGCTGCAATTTATTATCAATAACGATTACATCTGTTTTAGTGCCGCCAAAATCAGGATGTTCATCTATGCTGCTTACATTCTGGAAGCCTTGCAGTGCCGATACCAGCACTACGCTGCTATCAGCATCCGCAGAAGTGCCGCCTAATTTATCAACAGCCTTGATAAAGTAAGTGCCTGTTTGCGCTGGTAGGGTAGCGGTAGACGCGGGTCGCGATATTTTAGCCGCTACTGTTTTAGCGTTGCCATAAGTTGCGCCAGTAGTTAGCGGAGAATGCCGCACAATATAATGCGATAAGCTCTGTTCTGTTAAAGGTGTCCAGCTTAAATCTGCGTTTTGACCGTTAACATTTACGCTAAAGTTAGTCACATCGCTAATCGCGGCAGGGGTAGAACCTACTGTGTGTTGAATAGTCGTGTAAGGCGATGCGATGCCCTGCTGCGATATAATACGCGCTCTAACGTCATAAGTGGTATTAGCCACCACGTTATGCAACTCAAAGCGCGGGGATGATGAAACGCCTAAAGATATGTAGTTAGTATCTGTGGTTTTCTTCGCTTGCACTTCAAACTGATTTGCATAAACGCTAGTAGATGCTGGCGTAGCCACCAAAACAGAAGTAATCTTTTGATTTACTACTTGCGCTTCATCTGCGGCTGTAAGCGTAGGGGCTGGCAAATTAAATGGCGAAGGCAATGTAGTATTATCTAAGCTAAACACCTTTTCATTAGCGTTCCAATCATAGACCGCGCTGTTATTCTCGCGCAGGGCTAAATCTACGGCTAAAATCGGATCGCCTTGCTCACCAGATTTAACGCTAAAAGACCACTCGCTAACTTGAAAAACCTTTTGATTAAACCCTAGCCGCGAGTTGGTAACGTAGATGTTATCCCCTACCGATATATCAAACGCCTTTAGATTGCAATTAAGCTGCATAGATATCTGCTGGCGATTACGGTAAAGCGCAATCTTAGCCAGCCTTTGCGCCATTGGACTAGATACAGTGTAGGGCAAGTTATAATTTATAAACTTTCTATCCCCGCCATCCTCTGTTTCAAACGTGCTTGATGTAAGCGCAGGGTAATCAGCCGCAACAAAGTTAGTAACTTCTGGCGAAAAGATACCCTTAATAGCGTTATAGTTATCGCGCTTAGAACGCTTAGTCTGTACGTTGATAGTGTCTATCACATCATCTTCATCAAGCGTAACGGTAGGCGCAACATATTTAGCCACCTTCATCGTAAACTTGCCATTAACATAGGATATAATGCCACCGCAGCTAGTAATCATTTCTTCTAAGATACGCTTTGGCGCGTTGTTCGTCTGCATAACCCCGTGAAACTCATAGCGGTTTTCTGTACCGCCACCAGACAAGGCCACGCTTTCATCACAAATATTTGCTGCCGATTGAAACGCAGTATCATCAATTTCTGCTGATGTAGCACCAACCCCATAAGTGCTGTTCATCAAATAATCGCGGATACAAAGCGCGGGATTAGGGCTATAAACTGTGGTGCTGGTGCGCGGGTCGTAAACCTTTTTGCCTTCTACTACGGCAGATATATTAGGGATGCCATTCGGGAATGCGTTTCGGTCAAAATCTAGACGCGCATAAATATAGGCGATGCCAGATAGCTTATGGTCAACAGACCACCCTGCGCCACTTTCTGCCACTAGGTCTGCATCTGCGGCCTGTCCTGTAGTGCCTAGATGTGTATTGATACGCACCTTATTAGCAAATTGAGATGGCGCGGTTACATTGCCAGAACCGTCTAGCGTTACAGCTTGGTC